CCTGCGGGGGGGGGGCAAACGCCGGCGACCACCCAAAAGCACGCGCGCCACGGCCGCGGCCGCTGGCGCGAACGGCGAAACCAGTGGCGGCCTGGACATCGCACCGGAGCGTATCGAGCGGCTTCTCGATCGAGCCTGGTCCGGGCTCTCGCTTGAGCAGAAGCTCGCGCTGATGGAGAAAGAGGATTGATTGTGCGAATACGTCAAAATCGGCGATACGGTAGCGATCGTTTGCGGTGGCCGAGCTCCGCGGAAGCGCTGCCACTGGTGCCACGAATGGTCGGTAGCGCTTTGCGATCATTCCATCGGGCCAAGTAAGACTTGCGACGCGCCGATGTGCGAACGCCACCGGCAGTCCATCGGCCCGAATCAGGATCTTTGTCCGGAGCACGCTTTGAACAAACCGAAGCCTGGTCCGATGTCTCCGCCCCCGGCGCAAATGCCGATCGCGTGGCCGACCACGCGGCACAAGCTGCAGCTCGCCGGCTATCACATGCAGTACGCGCGTCCGTGCAAGCTCTGCCGGGCTCAGATTGAATTCTGGAAGACTCCTGCGAAAAAACTCATCCCGCTCGATCGCCGTCCCGATGACACGTTCATGCCGCATCACGCCACGTGTCCGCATGCCGATGAATTCCGGAAGAAACCGCAGACCAAGCAGGAGCCCCTGTTCAAATGAGCGCGCAACGATATCCGCTGAGCTGGCCGGAAGGATGGAAGCGCAGCGCGAAGGTGCGGGAGCGCGCGCAATTCGGGAAAACCGAAGAGCGGGTAACGAGCTACGGCACGGCGAAGGACAAGAAGCGACTGTCGATCACCGATGCGGTGGCCCGCGTAGCCTACGAGCTGCAGCGTATTGGCGTGAAGGAGTCCGACGTCATCGTCAGCACAAACCTCGAGCTCAACATCTATGGCATTCCTCGCGGCGATCGCGGCGAGCCGTCTGATCCCGGGGTGGCGATCTATTGGACGCGCAAGGGCCGCGAGGAATGCATGGCCATCGACCGTTACGTCCGCGTCGCGGATAACATCGCGGCGATCGCGGCCACCCTAGAAGCCATGCGTGCAATCGAGCGCCATGGTGGCGGAGAGATTCTCGGCCGTGCGTTCCAGGGCTTCGCGGCGCTCCCGGAACGCGCCGGCGGCCGAGGCTGGCGCGAGGTGTTTAAAGTTGGCCCGAACGATCATCTGACCGCGGACGCCATTCGCACGCGGTTCAATGCGCTCGCTCACCAAGTGCATCCCGACAAGCCGGGCGGATCGCGCGAGAAGTTCGAGGAGCTGATATGGGCCCGCGATGCCGCGTTGCGCGAGCTCGGCGCCGCAGCCGAAGCGGCCAAGCCGTGAATAAGTTAACTCCTCAGACAATCCCGGGCCCCCTGCTGCTAATGACGTGGGTAAGTCCCGTACGCTTGTGTTCCAATCTAGGGCAGCGTGCGCTGCCCCAATCAGCGCTGTCGGGCCGAACCCATGCGGATCCTTCGTAAAGTGTATTTGTCCTCCAGCGACAAGCGGCGGCTCGAGTGCGGCGTTTGCGGCACCCGGGCGACGAGTTACGAGACTTTGGACTCCGCGACGATCGTGATCGGCAACGCGCCGCGCCGCCGGAGAGCGCGTATCCGAACGAGTACCTCACCGGAGCTACTAATCACGCCGCGTCATTAGCGACGTTGCGCCGGCCGATCGGGTAAGTTCAGGATGCGACCGTACCTCCCGATCCGCCTAGGGCATCGTTGGCGGCTCCCTCCGTGGCAAACAGAACCCGTGTAAGCGTCCGCGTGAAAGTGTGGCTCTCGAGCGGGCGTTCCTACCATGAAGACCTCGCAGTCGTTCAGCGCATGATCGAAAAAGGCCGCCTCGAGTGGATCGAGGAAGGCGTCAGCGCCGCGCACGTCGCTCCGCCGGCGAAACACGAGTACGGCGATTTCAGCGGCGTCGGTGACGGCCGCCACCTGGCCGCGATACCTAGCGGCGGCGGACCGTACGTTTTGCAGCTATGGCCGCCACTCAGATGAAGCTGCAAACACGGAAATGCCCGGATTGCGGTCAGCAGCAGGTCCGGTTAACGAGCCGCACCGATTTCAAATCGCCGATCCAATGGGGATGCGGCAGTTGCGGCCGCATCGATACGGCCGAAGCTCCGCTGACACGCCGCGAGGAAGAAGTGGTCAGGCTGATCTGCCAGGGGAAGAGCGGAAAAGAAATCGCCATAGCTCTCGGCATTGCGGTGAAAACGGCCGAGACGCACCGCGCCAATATCCATTCAAAATTGAAAGTTCACGGCATCGCGCAGCTGGTGATCTGGGCAATCCGCAATCGGATCGTCGACGGCTATCTGTTCGAGCCCGGCATCCAAAACGGTGATGCTGAAAAGCCGGCTGATTTTCATCGCGCAACTTAAGTTGCTGCTGTTTCGCTTCGAGCGGGGATTGCCGCTCGGGGCACAGTCGCTGCACGGACTTGCAACGCTGGCGCTAAAATTAGCCGCATCGGAGGACCTGGCCAATGCCGAAAAAGACGGTCGACCTGGTGGAGAAAGCGCGGAAGTGTCTGCGGGCTCGGGAGCTGGGCTCGAAGCACTACAAGCGCGCCGACCGGCTGCTGGACGAGATCCGCAGGGAGCTCGGGCCAGGCGAGGAGATCCCGCTCGCCGGCGGCAAAAAGGCCGTCCTCAAGGACAATTTCGCGAACACCAACAAAGTCTTCCGTTCGCACGGCATTGCGCGGTATGAACTCGAAGTTGTAGAAGCCTAGTTTTCACAATTTCATAAAATCTTAAATTCCTCACCGCAGCCCCCGGGCCCTCGTGTCTTCGAATGCCTACCTGGTAGTCGGCGTGAATGTCGCCCTGACGATTGTCTCCTGGGTGATATCCGGCGTGGTCACGATCACCTGGATGAAAGCCACCATGAAGGCAAAAACGGCTGAATTCGAGCGGCGCCTGGACGCCAGCGACGCGGAGCGGGAGCGGTTTGTGCGTAGAGAAGAGTTCGATTCGCGCGTGGGACGCGTGGAACGACAGATAGACGGAGGCCTCGGCCTCAAAGGAGCAAGGGGATGACTCTGATCCGACAGTGGTGGCCAGTGATCCTGGCGGTTCTGGGCAAAACGGCGGCATTCATCATGCCGAGCGTGAATACGTTTGCGACGCAGCATCCGACGGGCACATTCGCGGCACTTTTGGTGCTAATCGTGTCGGCTCTGGCGAAGCAGGCGCCCGAAGGGCTGAAGAAAGCGCTCGCCGCGGTGAAAGCTCCTGGCGCTCCGCTCGGGATTTTCGCGATGTGTCTCGTGCTGACGGTTGCGACCTCGGGATGCCTGTCGGCTTCGCAATTCGAGCAGATATTGAATGAAGTCGCGCCAGCGGTCTCGACCATCCTGCAGATCGTGGCGATTTTCACCGGTCAGCCGGCGAATACGGCCGTTCCTGAAAAGATCAAGGCCGACGTCGCGGGACTCGAGCAGCTTTACTCGGATTACCAGGCGGCACAGCCGGCCACGAAAACCGGCATCGCCGCGGACATCAACGCGGATTTCAGCGTGCTGAATCAGGACCTGACAACCGTTTTCTCGATCGCGCAGGTGAACGATCCGAAGACACAGCAAAAGATCACGCAGCTCATCGGCTTTATCCAGGACGGCGTACAGCTCGCCGAAGCTGCCATTCCTCAATCGAGCGGCCGCGTGGGCGCGAAGCCGGTGAAGCTGACGCCTGGCGACCTGGTGGATTCGTTTGACAAGGTGCTGGTGGCGAAGACCGGCAATAAGCCTGTCGACGATTTCACTGCGAAACACCAGCTGCATCTGCACAGCAAATTCGTGCGCGTAGTGACGTTCGGCCGAGCGAAATGATTCGGCTCACGCAAGCTGACGCCGCCGGCAGCGACGAGGGCGCGCTTTTCGTCAATCTAGACGACATCTCCGCCGTCTGGATCGACCTCGCCAGCCCGAATCACTACGCCATCGTGCTGCTCGACACCGGCACGGAATTTCACGTGAAAGACGACATCGCCGTGATCGTCGCGGCGATCGAGGGCAAACAGCGAACGGCCGCAGCGCCGCGACAGCGCATCACGCGTCAGGCGCCGATCTTCGCGCACGGAGGAGCGGACAAATGAGCGAAATCGGAAACGAACCAGTAACGCGGGCACAATCCGAACTCGACGAGGCGAAGAAGATTGCCGAGATTCTCGATGTTCCGATCGATCAGATTCACGTGTTGGACATGCAGCCAGGGAAACCGGAAACGCTGCAGATTCGAACGCCCGCAAAAACCGATCACTCGCAAATGAAGCTCGGAAAGCGATCGCCGCGTCGCGATCCACGCACGCTGCGCCTGGCGAAGTACTTCGCGCCGGCGCCGATGCCGCTGCCACCGGACAGCGTCGACTGGTCGAAAGGCATCACGTCGTGGGGCATGATGCTGAACGACAATCTCGGCGATTGCACAATCGCCGCGTGTGGTCATGCGATTCAAGTGTGGAGCGCGAACGGCGGCGAAGAGATCACCGTTCCCGACGACGCGATTCTCACTGCGTACGAAAGCTGGGATGGATACAACCCGAAAGATCCCGACAGCGATCAGGGCGGCGTCGAGATCGATGTGCTGAACCAATGGCGCGCAAGCCAGCTCGCAGGCCATGCATTGATGGCTTACGCCGACCCGGATCCGCAAAACGATTATCACGTGAAGTTCTCGATCGCGTATTTCGGCGGCATCTACATCGGCCTCGCGCTGCCGGCGAGCGCGCAGTCGCAGGAAGTGTGGGACGTTGCAGACGGCGCGAATGGTGAACCTGGAAGCTGGGGCGGACATGCGGTGTTTGTGTGCGGCTACGATGCCGACGGACTCACCTGCATCACGTGGGGACAGCTCAAGCGCATGACGTGGGCGTTCTGGCGGAAGTACTGCGACGAAGCGCACGCGCTGATCGGCCAGGACTGGCTGCGGCAAGGCGTCAGCCCCGATGGGTTCGATATGTTTTCTCTCGTCACCGATTTGCATGCGGTGACGGGGTAGGCACCCTTTTTCTGCGAAAAAGCCGGCCCGGCGGACCGCCGCGCAGTCTTTTTTACGCATCCGCGAAATAAAAAAATCACAAGTGGAACTTCTGCTGGAACGCAAACTCCTCTCCGACATCGCCGCCCTCGGTGAACTTTCGATCGACGGCGCCTTCGAGTGCTACACGCTCGAGCCTCCGGTCCGCGAAATAACCGGCGAGCCGGTCGAACTGTGGAAAGTCCCCGACGACACCGCGATCCCCTGCGGCCGTTTTCGCGTGATGAAGCGCTGGAGCGAGCATTTCCAGCGATTTGTGCCTGGTTTAGAAGCCGTTCCCGGCTTCACCGATATCGAGATGCACGTCGGGAATACCGTCGCTGATACCAAAGGCTGCATTTTGCTCGGCAAACACAGGGTCCTCGACCCTCCCGGCACATACCAGATCACGCGCAGCGTGCCGGCGTTCGAGGATTTCTTCGCAAAATTCGATCGCGCGGTGACGGACGGAGCCGATGTATGGATATCGGTCGCGAATTCCGCTCCGGCTGCCGGCAATCGCATCTGGCCCTATGCCTAAAGGATCCGGTCGTCGGCCGCTGCCCACGGCCGTCAAAAGACTCCGCGGCAATCCAGGACACCGCAAGCTCCCGACGTCCGAGCCTCAGCCCCAGCTCGGCCGCCCCGAGATGCCGCCGCATCTCGGCGCCATCGCCCAGGACGAATGGCAATCGATCGTGCCGCAGCTCGAGCTGCTGGGCGTGCTCACGCGCATCGACGGCAAAGCGCTCGCGGCCTACTGCCATTGTTACGAGCGCTGGATCGAGGCCGAAAAAGAAATCGCCGCACGCGGTCTGATCATCGAGGAAAACGTCTTCTCGCATCGCCAGGGGAAAAAGGGGCCTGTGACCGTTCTCGTCGGCACCAGGTACAAGCGCAACCCCGCCGTCAGCATCGCCAACGAAGCACTGAAGCTCATGCGCGCGTTTCTGATCGAATTCGGAATGACGCCGGCGGCGCGCACCCGCGTCCGCATCGAGAAACCGAAGGAAGCCGACCCGCTCGAGGATTTCCTCTCCGCCAAAGCGGCCGCGCACCCGACTCAGTAGCCCATGTCAAATAAACTTGACAGTGCCCGTGCGGCCAGCCCTCCGGCCGAGAAATACGCCGGCGACGTCGCCGCCGGCCGCATCGTCGCCAGTAAGTGGGTTCGCCTCGCCTGCGAACGCCACCTCCGCGATCTCCGCACCGGCCGCGATCGCGGCCTGGTCTTCGATCGCGCCGCGGCGCAGCACGCGCTCGATTTCTTCGGTTTCCTCCGCCACAGCAAGGGCGAATGGTCCGGCAGTCAATTCGCGCTAGAACCCTGGCAGCAGTTCATCGTCTGGTCGCTCTTCGGATGGAAGCGCGCGGCCACCGGCCTGCGCCGGTTCCGCGTCGCCCACGTCGAGGTCGCGCGCAAAAACGGCAAATCCACGCTATGCGCCGGCATCGGCCTCTATTTGTTTTTCGCGGATGGTGAGCCTGGCGCAGAGGTCTATTGCGCCGCCACGAAGAAAGACCAGGCCAAGATCGTCTATGAGGAAGCCGTCCGCATGCGCAGCGCCTCGCCGGCGCTCGCCAAGCGCATCGCAAAATTCCGCGACAATATGAACGTCCCCGGCACGGCCAGCAAGTTCGAGCCGCTGGGCTCCGACGAAGACACCCTCGACGGACTCAACATCCACGGCGCCATCGTCGACGAGCTCCATGCCCACAAAAATCGCCTGCTCTGGGACGTCCTCGATACGGCCACCGGCGCCCGCCGCCAGGCGTTGATCTTCGCCATCACTACCGCCGGGTTCAATCGCGAATCGATCTGCTGGTCCCAACACGAGTACGGCGAGAAAGTGCTCGAGGGCATCGTCGAGGACGACACGTTTTTTCCCTTCATCGCCGCGCTCGATCCCGGTGATGACTGGCAGGATGAAAAGAACTGGCCGAAGGCTAATCCGAATCTCGGCGTCAGCGTCAAGCTCGACGACCTCCGCCGCCTGGCGCACAAGGCCTCGCAGGATCCCTCCGCGCTAAATTCATTTCTGCGACTACGCCTGAATGTCTGGACCAGCTCCGAAACCGCCGCGATCAAGGCCGAAGACTGGCGTGCCTGCTCCGGTGTCGCGGGCGCCGATCTCGCCGGGCGTCTCTGCTACGTCGCGATCGACCTCAGCTCCACTGAAGACGTCGCCGCGATGGTGAAGCTATTTCCGCCGGATGACGAAGAGGAGCCGTACCAGGTCCTCTGCAATTTCTGGGTTCCCGCGGAAAACGTCGAACGCAAAATCGCCGAGCACCGCGTGCCGTACGAAGTCTGGATCCGCCAGGGATACCTGCAAACCACCGAGGGCAACGTCATCGACTATGACGTCATCCAGGAGCAGCTCCTGGCCGATTGCGAACGCTACCAGGTTCGCGAGATCGCCTTCGATCCCTGGAACGCCACGCAATTCGCAAACAATCTGCAGAAGGCCGGCATCGATCCCGAGATCCTCGTGAAGTTCCCGCAAACGATCTCGATGTTTGCGGAGCCCACCAAGCGCCTGCTCGGGCAGCTCATTCCGTCTCGCCGGCTGAACCATTTCGCCAATCCAGTGCTGGCCTGGATGGCGCTCAATCTCCTGGTTAAGGAAGACAACAATGGGAACAGGCGGCCGGTCCGCGGATCCGCACGCGGCAAGGTCGACGGCATGGTCGCGCTGATCATGGCGCTCGGCCGCGCTATCGCCAGCCCTGAGCCGGGCGGCTCGGTCTATGAAACCCGCGGGGTCCTCGTCCTGTGATCCAGATCCTGTCGGCCGCGAGCGAGACGACCCTGCATATGCATTTCGGACGCCACCAGGACCTTTCGCGCTGTGATAAATGCAGCGCAGCGCTGCTCATCACCAGCCGCGGCAGCCTCGGCTGCCCTCACTGCGAGGATGACACGCAGCTTCTGGTCGGTTCGACCCTCGCCGGGGCCCTCCGCAAATGCTGAAAACCGAAACCGGTTCATCCAGTGCCCGTGCGGCAGGCACCCGGCTGCCGTATCCCTGGGATTTCTTCATCG